GAATTTTTACAGTTCCATCAAAATATGTTTGTGTAATAAGCTGAACATCAGGAGCAGTAAATCCAGACCGTCCTTTTATTTCAAAGTGCGTTTTTACGGCTTTATCAGCAAGGACAGTACGGATCCCTTTTGCGTTTACATAAACAAGTGATGTAAAGTCTTTATCATCCATATGCCACCTGCTCCCGGATTACATCTAATACCGCGCCACGTAATTTTCTTCTCATGGAGTTCTGATCGTCGTAAACATCACCATTGATATTGATGATTATTTCACCATTTCCACCGCCTAAAAGACTGGAAGTCCTCTTCGCATCAAGTACGTAAGAATTAGAGGATGGAACAATCAATTCCGGCCCCTGTTCGCCAACTAAATACATCTTTCCTGCTGATACGGGTCCACCACCGGCTCTTTCACCGCCGATACTGCTCAATACTGATGAGATTCTATTTCTTGCTTCGCTGACAAAACTTGTCACCCTGTCCCAAGCATCACTCAAAAAACCAAGCACTCCTTCGATTTTCGACTTCATAGATTCAACAACGCTTGACACAGCATTTAAGCCAGCCTGCATCTTCTCGGAAATTACTCTTCTGACTTCTTCAAAGATACTCCTGAAAATTTGCCCTAAATCTTGTAATTTTTCTTTGGCAGTTCTCCACATGGTTGTGACTTTTTCAACAACTTCCTCTTTGATTTGAGTCACTTTTTCATGAGCAGTTTGCCAGATTTGTTCAAGTTTTTCCTTTACAGTATTCCAAATCTTTTCAAGTTTTTCTTTGGCAGTTTCCCAAATCTGCTCCAATTTTTCTTTCATGATGTTCCAAATATTTGTCATCGTCTCAACAAGATGATTTTTGATTTTTGTGAAATATTCAACAAGTCTGTTCCAAAAATCAGTTGCCTTTTCTTTGATCCACTGGACAGCATCGTTGAACCATTGTTTCACATTGTTCCACCATGTAGTAGCTGTTTCTTTAACCCACTGAATAATATCATTGAACCATTGCCTGACGTTATTCCACCAATTAGATGCTGTTTCTTTAACCCAATTAATAACATCATGAAACCATCGCCTGACGTTATTCCACCAATTAGATGCTGTTTCTTTTATCCAATTGATAACTTCATTGAACCACTGCTTGACGTTGTTAAACCAAGTAGTAGCTGTTTCCTTGATCTCGCGAATAACATTTTTGAACCATGCTATAGCTCTTTTCCACCAATCTGCCGCTGTTCGCTTTATCCACTGAATAATATTATCAAACCACTGTTGAACATTGCCCCACCAATCATCTCCAGATTTTTTGAGCCAATCAACAGCAGATTGGAACCATTCTATGATATTATTCCAGAGATTTCCTAACCATTCACTGACGTTTTCGATGGCTGTATTGAACCATTCGGTAATACTCTCCCATGTACTAACAAGCCATTCCGAAATGGAAGTCCAGAGATTTGTCAGCCATTCACTAACATTTTCTATAGCCGTGTTGAACCATTCAACAACTTTTTCCCATACACCAACAAGCCATTCTGAAACAGAAGTCCAGACATTCGCCAACCATTCGCCAATTGCATTGATGACGTTTCCAAACCATTCGCTGACCTTATTGAATATATTCTGAAACCATTCGGTTATCTTTTCATCAAGGCTATTGATCCAAGGTACAGCAGTTTCAGTCCACCAATTGGAAATATCTGAGCCTATCTTCTCAATAACGCCCTGTAATCCACCTTCTTCAAATGCGGCTTTTAGCTCATGGAATTTATTTACGATCCAATCCTTGACTGCACCGAACTTTTCCTGAATCCCGCCCCAATTATTATGCCATGCCGCCGCAAACGCTACAATTCCAGCTGTTACGAGGGCTACGACAGGTAAAATTCCACCAAGAGCCGCGATAAGTCCACCGCCACCTGTAATAATGCCAATTACTGAACCAATCGTTTTTATCGCAGTAATCAACCCGCCAATTGTCGTAATAACATTTATGATAGTAGATACCGTAGAACCAACGACAAGAAGCGCAGCACCAATTTTTGTGATATTTTCCACTAATTTTGGATGCTCTTGTACGTAATTCGTTACGTTTTTTAGAACCTCTCTTATTTGTGGTATCAACTCTTTGACTGTAGGAACTAAAGCCTCACCAATTTCAACAGCTAAATGCTTTGCAGAGGTTTTCAACGTTTCCCATTTTGAATCCAAAGTTTCAGTTCGTTTTGCTGTTTCTACTTGCAAGGCATTGTATTCTTCTGTGGTTTCCCCCATGCCTTTATACGCGTTAGTTGACATGTTTATATTCTCAGCTAACAATACGTGTCCTGAAGCTAAACGTTGATGAATATCAATTTGACGCATTTGTTTTATAGCCAAATCATCAAATATCTGTAATTGTTCCGCGGATCCATTTCCTACTTTATCGAGACCTTCATAAAACGCCAGAAGTGCGCCTGCGGCATCTTCCCCCCATGCTGTTTTGAACTCTTCAGCCGTCATTCCTGATGTTTCTGCAAGGACTTCAAGTTTTTCTCCACCATTTGCGACTGCTTTTGAAATTGTAAAAACAAGATTCTGCATTGCAGTACGAGATGATTCTGCCGGTGCGCCAACAGCAGAAAGCGTTGCGGAGAAACCTGCAACTTCAGCATTAGATAATCCTGCTGTATTTGCAAGATTAGCTAAATTTCTCATGTAATAAACGATGTCTTTTTCTGTGGTTGCTGTATTGTTACCAAGTTCCACAATTGAAGCCCCAAGGTGAGCAAACTCATCTTGCGACATATTGGCTACATTTGCATATTTCGCTAACGCGGTAGCGGCTTCTTCATATGAAAGGTTTGTGGAAGCACCAAGTCCAATAATGACTTCCGTAAAATCAGCTATTTTATCATTTTTGATACCAAGCTGACCTGCCGCTTCTGCGATGCCTGAAATCCCTTCTATTGATACAGGATATTGTTCACCTAATTCCCATAATCTATCACTTAGATTTGAAAAATATTCAGATATTTCTTCTGAACTTGTACCAGCTTCAAAATTGATCGTCTTTGTTACGCCAGTAAATGCTGATTCATAATCAGCATAAGCTTTAACCCCTAATGCCGCGTTACCGACTATAGCTCCACCTAATACTGACGAGGCTTTAGCAAGGGTATTCATTGCTTGTCCGGCTTTACCAAGACTGCCTGATATTCCGCCACTTGCTGATGCGGCACTTTGCGCGGCTCCACTAAGCGCGCTGTCATATTTGCTCGTATCAAGTGTAAGGGTTGCGACGAGTTCAAGTACATTCAGTGCCATTAGACAATCTCCAATTCAGCGCGTGCAACAATATCAGCCACGATCTCATCACCGCTTTTCTTCTCTACTTCAACTTTTTGCCTGTTGATAATGTCTAAATATCTCGCACTCATTATTGAACCACCGTATAATTTTGCTGTGTTTTCTGCTATAACCTTCAGCGCATCGGTAATATAAATGCGGTAAACAAACTCATCCTGCTCACGGTTATACTCAGAGATAATGAGCCGGATTATTGTTCCGGCTCTGTATGCTCTGCATTGACTGAGGACTCTGTAGGCTGCTTCGCTTCCTTTTTCCCGTTTACAGATAAAAAAAGGTTGCGAAGCTCTTTGTCATTTGCTAATTCGACCGTATAATCGATGATGTCAAACATGTTCAGATCTTCCGGCTCAACATCATTTATCGTACAAATGATGGCAAGAACATCCTGTTTGTGGGTCTTTAGCAATTTCGGCAATTTCTCTTTCACCTCGCGGATACCTAACTCCTGCAAAGATTCGCCTTCTTTTTGCTTGTTCTTGAATAATTGCAGGTTCTTCTGATCCGATGCAATATTGGCAATCGGTTCAATCAGATCTGCAATAACTTCAACAGCACGTTCTCCTTTGAGTTCACTCAGTTTCATGTTTTATCCTTCCTTAGTTACTCGGTTCAGCGGTTCCGGCTTTTACGTAGAATTCCATCGGGACTACATCCTGTTCGTTGATCGAGACATGACCGGTAAATTCAACAGTAAATTCGCCTTTCTCTTTGTCTGTGGTTTTCATTGAGAAACCACCTGTGCTTAGTGCATTGAGCAGATGGATCGCAATAAATCCGCCGTTGGTTGCACCATTTTTGTCAGAATAGTCACCAACAAACCATACATCCTCAAAGTCATCGTCACTCAGATCGATCCGAGGAGTAATCATTGTTGTGTCGGTTGAATCAATATCTGCCGCGCCAAGCATCAGCTTTACGGTATTCGTATTGACTGTAAGGAATGTTCCGGAAATCGTACATTCCCAATTTTCAATTCTTTTCAGTTCTTTGGTGTTCTTAGGGCAATTGTCCACATTTTCACCAAAATCCACAAAAGCAGGGATACAAGTAACAGTAATACCACCGGTTGTTGCACCGATAATATTTGCCGCTGTCACTGCACCTGTCGCCGGATTGAATCCGGAAGCACCTTTTACAAGCATCCCAGCATTGACCTGTAGCTTCTGAAAGGTATCAGTAGGAATTTGTGTGTATTTCATAATTTTCTCCTAATCAGCGGTAAGATATTCCGCCCCTAAGGTTAAATAAATTCGCCGAATCATATCATTCGGGTCAGACATTCTCTGTGCAAATGTTCTTCCCTTTCTGATCCATATCGCTCCTTCATCACACGGGATGATGATTCCACCCCTTCCAATAGCTGTCCCAATCTCTGTCAGCTTTTTGGTTATCGGTCCCCAAGATGAACCGTAATACCATATCGATGCGTAAAGATTTACCGGATGGTCAAAATCAGATACAGCAACAGAATAGGTAATATATGGTAATTCAGGCTGATATTCTCCAGTTGGTACAGTATTTTCATCATATGCACCAATCCCAAAAGATGACCAAAAGTCATGAAGAGCCTGATATTTATCCAAGGCAACCTGCCTCTTTCCATGAGTTGAACAGTTTCGGTCCCTGAATAGCGATCCAGTCAACCATCTGTTCGTCATTGGTTCCACCACCGTATTCGCTCTGATTCGTATGATCCATAAGTCCGCTTTCGATAAAATAAGCGTGTGTTATTTCATGACGTAAGACTTTCTTTTTATAAACGTCCAAATTCTCAACACACCCTTTTTCTTTCTCAGGATCGATAACACAAATTGTATGAACTGTCCAGTCTGTATAACCGTCACATTCCTCAAGCGTCTTATCTTCCTCACGCTTTTTGACCTGAATCGTATAATCAGTACCAAGAATATTTATTTTCATATTATTCATTTATTGGTAAATCCCACTCCATTGCACGTACTTGACGCATGTCCATTGTTGCTATCTTCGGGGAATACTTGTCATCCCCATCTGAAGTAACGCGGAAGATTTTTCCGTCAGATTCCCTGCGGAATACATCGTGAAATTCGAGTGTCAAAGCTCTGCTTGTGGTTACGGTATAACGGCTTTTTACTCCTGCGGCTTCGGCTTGCTCTGCTTGAAGTGTGAGGTTGTAAACAATCGCAGCTTCAAATTTCGCTCCGTCTACCCATACTGTATCAAAGCCACCAAGACCATCATTTACAATGGTTTTATTCAGTAAAGTACAAGGCTCCATTGCATCAGAAAGAAGTGACATTACATCTCCTTACGAATTGATATTCCGCAACTTTCTCCATTTTTGCGTTTTGTGCTTGAATTGGGATTTCCAGCTACTTCCAGTAGTGGACATTGTATTTTTGTACCCTTTATAGTAGCTGTACCCGCCAAATGTTTCAGAATTGAAAGGCGTTTCAACGATCGGTCCGTATTTTTCATCCCATGCCTGAATTTCTTTTAGCAAAGCCATTACCTGACGCGGGACGTACATGATCCACACAGCACCCTCAAATACTTCATCAATCAGCCCTTCTTCCTCTTCCTCATCGGATTCAGGGGTTTCTGTATCATCAGTAAGAGGGGGTTCACCAGTACCCTGTTCGGAATCCTGTTCTTCCACTATCTCTGGCTCTTCTTCCGGAGGATAAGGGTACTGGTACACACCGTCGTTGAAAACACTGCCAATTATGCGATAATACTGACCCGGCTTGATGTCCGTGTCGGACAGGTCAATAGCACCATTCTCAATCGTGAATGTTCCATAAACACGATCAGTGGTTCCGTCTGACCTCATATCAAACCAGTTATTCATTTCGTCGCATAAATCAGTTAGCGTTACCATCTTTTGCTTTTCTTCGACCTCTCGTAGTGGTCTTTTCTGTAACTTCTTCCGGTTCTTCTGTAACAGTTCCCGGAACAAGTTCGATCAAAGGACGATGCAACTTATTTCGATTCGTTGACAATTCCTCAAATCTATCAGAAGAGGGGGAATACCCTTTTCTCGGATATTCATCCCCCACTTCGTAAACGTGTCTCATGTCAAGCAAATCTGCAAATCTACAGATTACTTTATACATGTTTATGCCCCTCCGGTAGTCATCGTTGTCGCGATGTAGAGGCTGTCCGGGTTATACAACACAGGCATGAACAGAGCGGATGCCTTTGTCCACAGTACAGCGGGGTCTTTCTCCATCCACTGAGAAACGTAGACGTAAGGCGCAAGACCGGAAGAGTTCACACGCATGAAGTCACCTGCATCAGCTTCCGGCGGATCGCCCCACAGACCGATACCCATCTGACCGTTCGGGTTGGTCGCGAAGAAGGACATCTTGTTGACAGGGAAGTACCGGGATGTGCTGATGGACGGACGACCATTCGCGTCAATTTCTGCGGAAGCTCCGTAAGTCAGATCATTGACAATGACCCGGCTGATACCGAACTCATCAGAAAGGTAATCGAAGAAAGCCTGACGGCGAACAGTAGCACCAACCATGTAAGTGCCGTTGATTGCTTTCTGGATGGATTCATGCTGACGCATCTTTGTCAAATTCTTACTGGAAGTGAGAACACCAGTGAGAAGTACGCCCTTCGCAGAAGCCGCATCAACGATTTCCTGAAGCTGTCCGGGAATATCCTGACCATTACCGAAGTCAATGGTGTAATTTGTGTGTTCAGCAGGAACA